GTATACAATTCTGCAAGTTGCTTCGTCTGATAGTATCTTTCTGCCTTCAATCTTAAACATGACTTGACTGTCATACGGAGATATTTCTGCGTCTACATTAGCTGTAAAGAATGACAATACACGCAAACAAAATGGATCTGTTGGTAAAGTAAACTGATAAGCAAATCCAAATGCAGGTGTATCTGAGTCTTGAGCTAATGACGCTCTTGTAATGGCACAGTTCCAAGGATGTGATCTAAGAACTGCATCTCTTACTGTGTCAAATCTTCTGTTACACAATCGTGCTTCTTTAGAGTTTTCTTCTAGTGATGTTATGGTTGCTGCACCGAGCAAATCCATAGCTTCGTTACAAATATCTACAACTGACGGCATTACTAAATCCTTTTAAATAAAGGGAGCCGAAGCTCCCCCTATATTAGTTTATTACATAGTTGATAATGAAGGACATATCACCTGCTGTACCACCAGTTGCATTAAATGTTACTGCAACGTAGTAGTAACCACCTGGATCACTTGACTGCCCAGCATCTTCCCAGATTTGCTGACCGATAGTATTAATATCAGCAGCTTCGTTTCTGAGTTCTGCTAAAGCAGCACCATCAGCAACAGATGTTGCATAGAGATCTTCATCTATGACAGTACCATCTGACTGATATAGTCCTACATTAAAAGTACAACTACCACCCAAACTATCTGATCCAACTTGCAATGAAGTTATGGATGCGTTAGTTGGGATTGGAGCAAGCATAACAATATCATTGTCTGTGCTGTCTCCAGCTAGTAGTGCAACAGTTCCTTGAGCGACACGCACAACGCCATGTAACTCTTGAGCATTATTTGCAACTTGAGGAGTAGCTTCGTAATTAGCTACAAGTGTTGAATTTTTTGTAGTCATTTACTCTCTCCCTTAACTTTCGTCACAATCTATCTGAACGACTTTTTCTTCTTCCATTCTAGTGGCTCCGATAGTCATGCAGTAATAAACTTGAGTTGCGTAACCTTTGTCACTTCTCTCGTCAATTCTTGCCATAACATCCTTACCAATAGCTAATGCAAGTCCATCTTCTGCCCATGCAAAGCATGATCTGATGTTGCCACTCTTAGATAGTCTGTTTGTTGTTATAAATTTGAAACCCATGAAGGTATCAATCTCACCTTGTACAAGTGCCTTTACAGTATTGAAGTCTGAAGAAGTTACGTTTGTATCTCCTAACAACGCATCAATCTGCTCTGGTCCGACTGCAATGTATCTTGGGATTGACGGATCTACAGATTCTAGGTCAAGTCTTTTCTTAGCTGTTCTTAACTTAGCAACTGTTAAATCAGTTCCACCATTAGCAATCTGGTTAGCTGCTAACATTGAAGTTGATGTTGAACCAGTTTCACCTGTGTTTGCTGTACCTATGGCTGCTGTGATAATCTCATCATCCATAGCTCTTCCCATTGCTGCAGCTGCTGCTTGAGCATATGCAGATGTTGGGTCGATAAGCATTCTGACTTTGTCTTGCTCATCAATAAGATCAGCAAACTCATAGTCTACCATTGATACTCTTCTTCTTGCGTGAGGAGTATCGATTTGTGGTGTATCAGAATGACGAGTTGTTCGCTTTTGGGCGGTAACTTTGCCAATCTGATCGAAGAAGGCATTTTTTCCTGTAACAGATTCTACTCTTACAGCATCTCTCAGTAATGAACCCATTTGCTGAGAAAGCATCTGCACGTTAGCAGAATACTGTTGGACAAATGCCGTAGTTACATTTAATGACATAATCTTTCCTTTCCTATAACTACAGTTTCATTTAAGCTACTTTCGAGGTGCTACCCTTACGGACACTTCTTTGATTTACAGACTCAATAGGTCTATCGTCTTTCCGATTGCCAGATGGACTTGTTTCCAAGCTACCCTTCATCACCCACTCGTAGTATTTATCTGCGAGTTCTTTGGGATTCGTTAAATCTCTTTGAGAGCCACACTCTACGGCCAGTCTTAGACATTCTAATCTGATTTCTTTATCATCCATTAATCATCTCATAAAGTCCATTAACTTGCTCTACAGCTCTCTGTCTTGCTACTGGATTCTTTCGATCCCAATAAGCATGAGATTTGTCATTCATTATAGCATCTATCTGTGCTTGTGCATCAGCAGGTGTTAGCCTGTTATTGACTGCACTTTCTTTGATTGTATCTTCGCTAGTCACAGTCTTTCTAAAGTCTGCGATGTTAGCAAATGCTTTGATAAACTCTGGATGATTACCAATCATAGTACCATCTTCAAGTTTCATCTGTAGCAAATCATTAGATGCAAATTCTGTTACAATACTGTTCGCACCTGCAACCTTTTCTTCAAACGCTGCACCCCACTCTGCTTTAAGTTGAGATTCTGTTTGTTGTGCCTGTGCCTCAGATTGTTTTGTCATAGCCTCAGTTGATTGTTGTGCTGAGCTACGATAATAATCTAAAATTCCAGATGCTTGCTGTGGTGTCAAACCAAGTTTGTGAGCTATATCAGAATATTGTGTAGCTACTTCCTCAGTAACAAACGCACCATCTGCTTTTATACCATAACCAATTGGCTCATCTGGTCTACCTAGTTTTGAATAGATATTGTTCATATCTTCTTCAGTAGGATTCTTTGGTAATGCTATCTTGTCTGCACCAATTAATCTTTGTGCATTCACATAGCTTCTTCCCAAGTTCTCTACATCTTTAATAGATGCAAGACTTGGATGACTTCTTATATCTTCTGGTAGTGATTCTAGAAACTCTTTTCCAGACCCACCACTTGCCACTTCAGCAGGAGTCTCAATAGCTGGTGCTACTGCATCAACTTGAGGTTCCACAGAAGGAGTAGGTTGAGTTACCTGTTCCATTGCTTCATTCATTTATTAGCCTCTTCTAACATATTTAAAATGTGAAGATAAACAGCACGTTTACCTTCCTCAAAAGCCGTTCCATTCGCATCACCTTGTACATAACTCGATACACGAAAGTTAGAACGTACCTCTAAGTCTTTTAACACTCTTTTGCCAGACTCGGAACCAAAAACATGACGATACATTTCTTTAACCTGTTCAAGCTCCTTCATTACCACCTACCATTCTTACGGCCTGTGCTGCCTGTGCTGTTGTGTAAACATCTTCTTGCTCCTGCTGTCTCTCCATTTGTTCTTGCTGAGCAGCAGCTCTTTGTTCTCTAATCTCTGATATTTCTGCGGATGATCTAAGTGTAGATTTAGGAACACCCAATGAATCTGTAACATGACGAACCAATCCATCTGGATCTAAATGATCTCCAACTGGTAGTGACTGGGCGAGAGGGAGCAGAATCTCAAGTGCCTTCATAGTGGAATTTAGACTGCTTGACTTCTGCACCCTTGCTAGAGGGGAGACGTATTCAATGTCAATGTCTCGACCTTGAAGATTTCCAGGGGGAATAGAGAGCATATTATTGCGTAACATCAAGGCGAAAACCCTATCAATCAAAGGTCTTAACATTTCATTCATCAACCTGCCAAGGACAGGTCCTATCACCCTCATTCTTTCTTCCTGCCTCTGAACAACCTCAGTCGCAGTCATATTCGGTGTAGCTCCAGACAATAACTGGTCTACATAAAAAGCACTTCTAATAGCAGCTCTTCTTTGTTCTTCCATTGATAAACCGATTGGTATATTCGCACCAGTATTCAATGGTTGTATTGTATCTCTTGTGCCTGCTCTATAAAAATTTAATCCACCAGGCTGTGTTCTAACTGGAAGTATGAAGCCATCATCTGGAACCATTAGAGGAGGATCTATTTGCTTTTGCGAGGCTTGGATGATGGTCTTACTCATAAGGTTAAGCATTTTTACATCTGGTAAAGCAATCATTGCAGGTGAACGACCCATAGTCTCACCAGTTGCTTTTAGAAACCTTGGAACGATATAAGGAAACTCTTCAAAGCCACCAATAGATAATATTGTCTTTGTTTCCATATCCATATACACAGATGCGTATGCCATGTTCTGATTATCTTGTTTGTCTGGATTTCTTTCTATTCTTGGTAACACAACATGAAGCAATTCGACTTCTTCATCTGGTGTTTTCTCAAATGTCTTTCTCATATATTCAGAAACATTATCAATCCCAAATCTTTGTATAGCTTGTCTTACAGGTGATTTGTACTTTCTAAATACAGTATCAACTAATCCATATTGGTTCTCTTGAATAAAGAACTCAGAGATATGTCTGGTAGAAAACCTTAATGTACCTTTGTCCATCTCCACAAACATACAGCCAGTACCAAATACAACTAGGTCTACATACATCTCATGGATCTCAGTTTCAAAGTTTGACTGGTTGAAGGCTCTCATCATGCTATTAGATGATTCTTGCAACCATTCTCTTACATCATCGTCTCTTCCTAAGTTCTCATCCTTCATATCCAAATGAAACCAAGGTGTAGCACCAGATGTAAGCATACCATGCAAACTCGCTGATAATAAATCTACAGACTGAAGAGCTGTACCATCATAGATAAGTTCAGTTCTTTTCTCACCACGACTTCTTTTTCTGACAATATCAGACTTTCGTGGCAACATATAGTCGGCAAGTTCTTGAAAGTGTGTGTTCCAGTATTCTCTGTATCTTTCTAAACTGTGCAGTCTTTTGATTAACTCTTTGCCGAAATCTTCCATAACTATCCTAATAAAGTTGGTCTGCCTATTGTTGTCTTCTGCTCATCCGTCAATCCAGTTACAATGGTTGAACCTCTGCCTTTTCTTCTACCTCTTTCAGCTGCCATAGCTTCTTCAGACAAAGCAGCAGCTCTTGCATAGTCTGGCTCTGCTGGTGGCTCTGGTG